AAATGATTATAAATGAACCTCGAACAACCAAAATGTTTAGAAAGCAATTCCTTCTGAATCTCCGTAGGATTGATTCTGAATTTGAATGCTTGGAATGTAAGTTCTTCTGGTATGTACTTATTTAGTCTTTTTGTGATAACTTTTCTACGAAAAATGAAAAATAATTATAATTTGTTCGATTCCACCCCTAGGCTAAAGACCTAGGGGCTATCTCTCACACTCTTCGGGTATAATATTTTTTAATAAAACACTACATTATAATAAATTCATGCTACTCACCACAAATTCGAAATTAAAAAAATCATTGGAATATGGATTCGTTACGTTCGGGATTCATCTCGCACCTGCCAATCTATCTGGTAAAAATGTTTGCACATCCGCTAGTACAGGATGTCGAAACGCTTGCTTGAATTTCAGCGGTTTCGGAAGTTTTCCATCTGTTCAAAATGCTCGTATAAAGAAAACCCAACTCTTTCACGCTAATAAAAAACTCTTCCTAACTTCTCTCATCAAAGAAGTCGATACTATGGTCCGTAGGACAAAAAAGAATGGTCTGACCCCATGCTTTCGGTTGAATCTCACATCAGATATTGCGTGGGAGACTATTAAAATTGATGATAAAAACATCATGGAGATTTATCCAGACGTTCAATTTTATGATTACGGGAAAAATCTCAAAAGAATGATTAAATTCCTAATGGGGGGGATGCCTAAAAATTATCATCTGACATTCTCTCGTTCGGAATCGAATCAATCCGCTTGTGAAATCGTTCTCGGAATGGGTGGAAATGTCGCCATGGTATTTAAAGACAAACTCCCCGAAATGTTTATGGGTAAACAAGTTTTTGGGGGCGATACGCATGATCTTCGATTCCTAGACCCGAAAGGATCAATTATTGGATTAATTGCCAAGGGAACTAAGGGAAAATCTGATAAATCGGGTTTTGTGATTGAACTATGAATTTAAACAAACTTGAAGAAATAGCTTATGCGTTAATGCCATCTCACAGGAATCAAATGAAATCATTCCACGTCGCTGGAATTTATTATAAGAAGAAATTAATATCTATAGGTTATAATAAAGATACTACTCACCCAAAAACAAAAAAATTCAATTATCATAAACAAGCGAAGACTCATGCTGAACTTAGTGCTTGTATTAAAGGTGGGTTAGAAGATTATAGTAATCATAAAATTGCTATTTTGAGAATAAATGCTTCTAATAAGTTGGATAACTCTTGCCCGTGTTCCGGGTGTAGAGATTTGATCAGACAATTAAATTTTTCGGAGGTTTATCATACCACATGTGATGGTTCTTGGGTGATGGGTGATATTACAGATGAACAAAACTATCAACAAAATAAGTGAACTATTAATATGAAAATGATCCATAGATATTACGAATCAATATCAGAAGATTCTGGGCTTCTGCATGATGTTTGTTACGATACTGACACCGAAAACAAAGTCGTAGTGTCATCGTTGCAGACCCATATAGTGTCAAATGGTAATGTTGAAAGAAGAATTATTTCCAATGAAGATCCTTTAAACAAAGTGTCTATGATTGCATCTTATTCCATTCTTGTTAAAGATGGGGCGATGGATATTGACGCGAACTTACTAATCCAATGAATATTGATAGTGTAGAGACAAATTTTAGAAGAGTCAAAGATATTAAAATATCGGATTCGTTTAGGTGTAAGTTGAAAACTGGGAATAGTCGTATCGATGGAATATTTGGAGACGGGTTATTGGCTGGATCATGTATAAGTATTACCGGAACTCCCGGTGCTGGAAAATCTACCATGATTTTACAAATACTATCCCTTATCGAATCACAGGGGAAACAAACAGCGTATTCTACCGGAGAGGAATCATCCGAACAATTAGCTCTAACATGTGAGAGATTGGGCATTGATAATATCAAATTGGCCCATATCAAAACAGTGGAAACTATCGCTGAGTCTATGGGACAATACGATATTATTATCGTAGATTCATTCCAATCTTTAACTAAACCCAAGGGTATGAAGATTGGAGAATTTCGACAATATGCTCAAGATCTCCTCATCTCTAAAGCTAAAGAAACTGGATGTATTTTAATCTTCGTGTTGCATATTACTACATCTGGATTACCTAAAGGTGGGACAGATATTATTCACGCGGTCGATGTGAATATTAAAATTTCTGTATCTCCTGATGAATCTCGTATATTAGACGTGTATAAAAATCGAGGAGGAAAAACTGGGAAGCATTCATTTATTATGACATCTTCGGGGTTCGATTTTAGCGATATCAAACACCCTCACATGTCCAATTCGATAGATTGGGTGGGGTTATTATGTGGTATTTTAACAAAATCGAATAATAAAAAGATCCAATATTTAGGTCGATGTGTGTCATTGGTTGATCAAAAATTAAAAATATCCAATAAAACACTAATATAAAATAACAATATGAAGAAATTGATAACATATTTTCGTAGATTGATCGTGAAAGATTATGATGCTAAACTGAAATCATCCATCATCATGCGTGATATGATTTTATCTTCTACTAAAGGGACTACTTCTCATTTTTATAATGAGCAAGGTCAAAAAATTCGTGGATGGGAAGGTAGACAATATAAATTCAATACGGAACATCCACTAGTTAAACAATATCGATAATATGAAAGATTTAATTGAAGCACTGACAATCTTCGGGAAATATGAAGACCAGAATCGAGTATTGTCACGACAATGTTCTTTTGATATATATTAATCCGAGAAAAATATCGGAACAAGATTTGATCCGGTTGAATAAATTAAGTTTCGTGGTGAACGGTGTCGGAGGATTCTTGTCATATCGATTTAAAAATATAATTAAACACTAATATACAATAACTATATGAAAGGCTACAAAGCGACTTATAATATGAAATGTAAGGAACTCACTTATGAAGTGGGTAAAACATATAGTATTAGTAATATCAAAATTTGTAATCATGGATTACATTACTGTAAGAATATGAAAGATGTTCTTAAGTATTATTCTTATACTAAAGATTTCGTATTATTAGAAATTGAAGATTTAGGTAATACAATTACAAAGGGCAACAAATCAGTAACTGATAAATTTAAAGTTATTAGAGTTATTCCTAAAGAAGAATATACTTTCGATATTCCTATTATGGAATATGATTCAAATAACAATTTAATTCATTATAAGAATTCTTATGGTTTTGAAGAATATTGGAGAGAATATGATGCAAATAACAATTTGATTCATTATAAGGATTCTAAGGGTTATGAATATTGGAGAGAATGGGATTCAAATAACAATTTGATTCACTGTAAGAATTCTAATGGTCCTGAATATTGGAAAGAATACGATTCAAATAACAATTTGATTCATCATAAGGATTCTTATGGTTCTGAATATTGGAATGAATACGATTCAAATAACAATTTGATCCATTATAAGGATTCTTGTGGTTCTGAATATTGGAAAGAATGGGATTCTAATAACAATTTGATTCATTATAAGAATTCTGATGGTTTTGAATATTGGAATGAATACGATTCGAATAACAATTTGATCCATTATAAGGATTCTGCTATTGAATGGTTTATCACGATTGATTAAACACTAATATATAATAAAGCATATGAGCGATACCAACAAACTAATCACTGCCGATGCCATCAAAGAAAAAATCTTGAGCAGTAAAGGCCAATTTATCAAGGCTTCTTGGAAGTCTAATCCTTCTCCTGCCGCTTCCTTCAAGAAAGAAGGAATCATCTTGGAGAAACGAACGGTTGCAGTAATCCAAAGCGGTGTAAATTTTGCAAATCTTTCAGCGGTGAAGGATGCTATCATTGCTGGTGATAGAAATGAGGTGGGTGAACTACCTTGGGGAAATTGGAAAGTTATCGATGGCGTATCTCAATTTCCATACATCATCGAACATAAAGGTGTTGACTATATCAGACTTACCCCCAGCCAAGCTGGTAATCATATCCCAAAATCCACTTATTATGTCGATGGTGTAGTAGTGGATAAAATTAAATTCGCGGAATATCTGACACCATCAGAGGCCCGTAAAATTATCGAACCAAAGGAAGAAGATCGTCCTCTATGTTTTACTATTAAGGCTGAAAATATTTTGGATCTACCAGAAGATATTGATCGGTAAAATCATATAGTGACATCATGATCGAATTTATTACCGAGGAATTTTTTGAGGATGACCATTCTTGGTTAGCGTTATTCGTCAAAACTGATGATAGAGATTGGCACATGGCACACCCCAATTATGGAACTGAAGATAAAAAAGAAATTATCCAACAATTAAAGAATGATGGGTAATCAATGTGGCTAAAATAATCTAATTAAACACTAAACTATAATAAACGTATATGGAAACTAAAAACGAAAAAAAGTCGGTCGCTAAACAAATCGTAGTGAATGTTAGCGAGGTTCAAAAAAATACTATTCAACAACTAAAAGAAGATTACGGCCTGACCGATAAAGGTGTGATCACTCTACTATTGGAAGTGGCATTTAATAATCAAGTAGGACTTCTACCTGATGATAATGGAGATGCTCAAGAAGTTGACACATTCGCTATTATCGTGGATGGTCTGGGTATCGCAAAGAAAAGTAAGGCTGATAAGATTGTTATCACAGATGAAGAAAAGGCTGCCATCAAGGAAAGTAAGCGACAAGATCGACTTCGCAAGAAGTTGGAAGAACTTACTAAGCAACTTGCTGCCGAGGTCACAGCAGTTGAAGAAGAAATTGAAACTCTAGTAGTTTCTGGTGTTTAATAAACACTTGAGATGATTATTCGATTAGGTCCGATCCCTAATCGAATAAGTCACGGGCAGATAATAACATGACAAACATTACAGATTTCGTTAAAAAATATTCAATCCCTATTGGAGTAGCTAGTCTAGCATTGATTTTATATTTCAGTAAATTAGGTAGGGGATTTCAAGTTCTTATCGGATTACTATTTCTATCAGTTGGTTGCTTTTTAGATTTTAGTGCCTATGGTATAGGAACCAGTTTGAGATTTATCCTCGGACTAATTGGAGCACATTTAATCTTAGGTGATGTTAAGAATGGTGTCGGATACATCATTGGTATGATGGTTGGTTTTATTGGATATTGTTGGGCAATTCAGTCTGGATCATTATTAATACTCGACGTATTCTATCTCGGGGGATTTGTTAAGAATACTATTCGAATCGCATGTGCATTCTTTTTCATCCTGGGGTTGAAAGATGTCAAAGAAAATTAATTAAACACTATAATATAATAACCATATGAAAGCTCGACCACTAATTATCATCGCCCCAATCGATCCTGAATTTATTATATTGTGTGATCGAGGATATAATGAAGCAATTAGATTGTTCACACAAGTCAACGATGCCATTGATTAAACACTACTATATAATCATCCCATGGTTACTGGAAATTATTGTGTTATTACCGAGTTGGAAATGGATACTATTTTCAAACCTGAAAAAAATTGGGTGAAAGAATATAGTGGATTCCACAATGAGGTGGTGTATAGTAAGATCTCTAAGAGAAAGCCTTGGCTTCAAATCCGAGTATACTCCTCGATCAATAAGAATGATGGTATCTCGGCTGGATCGGGAAATGATAGCATTAAGGTTTGTGTGATAAATATTAAAACTGATAGAGGGGTAATTAAAACTAAAAGAATCAATAGGGTTCCCAAATGGGATGATCGATTAAGGAATAGAGTCGAAGAAGTGTGGAACGAAATGATCAACAAATAAAGTTTAGAACAATTTCTGATTTTTATCACTGGGTTTTAACTCAGTGATAAATCACCAAGCGGCCCACCATTCACACATAAATGATTAATATTAATAAAAAGATTCTCACCGAATCATTTTCAGTTGCTTTAAGTTGCGGTGTTGATAGTATTGCATGCGCCCACCTTCTTAAAACACTAGGGTATAATTTCAAAGCAGTTCATTACAATCATAATCAAAGAGAACAAAACAAGTTGATGGTTGATGGTTGTAAAAAGTTTTGTGATGATTTTGATATTGAGTTGACTATTGGAAAATGTTTGGTAAAATACACGAAGAATATTGAGGATAACTTGAGGAAAGAAAGACTTAAATTCTTTGGAGATATTGGAGGAGACATCATTGTTTGTCATCATTTGAACGATGCTATTGAATCCAGTTTGATGTTATGGATGCGTGGCAAAATGGAACATAAACCGATTCAAGAAATTACTAAGTTCAGTAACTTTACTTTACTGCGACCTTTTATTAGAAATGAAAAATCTGCTTTAGAGGATTGGATCGAGAAAAAAAAGTTGAACAACTACTTAGTAGTTGACGAATCTAATAATGATACTAAATATGAGAGAAATTGGATTAGAAAAGAGATTCTACCAAAGATTGTAGAGAGACGAGGATTGAGTAAAATGATCACAAAAAGATTTTATTTATAATATAAAATAGGCGGTAGTTAAAAGGTCATAGATTTTCACATAACTCCTTGTAGCTCAGTTGGTTAGAGCGATCCCCTCATAAGGGATGGGTCGTCGGTTCAAGCCCGACCAAGGAGACCATTTTTCATAGTATTCATTCCATAACCTATTATTCTATGTTCGAGTCACAGTCGCTCTACCATTATTTATTCACATTTTTTCCGCCGAATATATCTATCTTAGAATAACAATTTAGAATAATCCAGTCTAATGGGATTGACCATTAACCTTCTTTTTTATGAACCACATCGAATGCTCACATGAATGGATAAGACAAGTAATTTCTGGAGAAATTACGTTCAGAAAATGCCCGGCTTGTGATATTAATTATCGAATACTGATCATACAATGAGCATGGAAATACGTACAGAGACGATGATGAAACAGCGGAAAGATACCCCTGCGAAAAATGTGATAGAATCGCATATATACAAAATATTAAATAATTCGATTACATCTACGCCAGATGAAAACTGATTCTGGATGGTTGAATATCTATAATTATTACCGATGCGATAATAATTATAAGCATCTATTGGTGTTTCTCCCAACAAATGCTTGTAATTGGATTAATGATAATTATTAATTAAACACTATCATAAAATAGTTCCATGAACGAAAAACTTAATCTCGAAAACTTAAAAATTGGGGACGAGCTAACAACAATCACTCCCTATAAAAATGGTTTTAAATATGGATGGGTCTATGTTATTACTGAATGGTGTGATAGGCATAAAAGATGGCGTTATTCATATCAAAATAATTTGAAAAAATGTGCGGGGTGGTTCCCTTTAACTGGTCACGGGTATTATTTCACGAGTAAAAGGAATACTCCTGATTTCTATTATAGTGCCAACCCGAAACATATTGAAAAGGCAAAAGCATTCGCTGAAAAATCAAGGATCAATGCCGAAAAAGCTGCCACTGAACAAAATAGAAAAATGGAACTCGCCATTCCTATCGGGGATCTATTGAAAACCGAATATTATGATTCAGAAGAATGTTACCATCTTGATACGACTATCGATATCACCGAAGAATTAGTTAAAAGACTAACCGATGATCAAATTATCACTCTGAAAGGATGGTTGGGTGTATGATCAAAATTCTCAGAGATTGTCGCGCTGGTCGCAACATTACGATGGATTGTGGTGATCCTTATTGTTGTAATTGGATGGAATATGATGGCGTTTATGATTTTTTCATAGGTGATGAAATATACGAATCAGAAATTATAATAGAAGATTTGGAAGAAGGCATAGATTATGCAATTATTTATTAACCGCTAATATACAATCTACAAAAAATATAATTAAACACTAATACATAATAAAAATATGAAAGCTTTTAAAGCAACTTATAATATGAAATGTAAGGAACTCACTTATGAAGTGGGTAAAACATATAGTATCAGTAATATTGAAATCTGTAATCATGGATTACATTACTGTAAGAATATGAAAGATGTTCTTAAGTATTATTCATATACTAAAGATTTCGCACTATTAGAAATTGAAGATTTAGGTAATACAATTACAGATAAAGACAAATCAGTAACTAACAAATTTAAAGTTATTAGAGTTATTCCTAAAGAAGAATATACTTTTGATATTCCTATTGAGGAATATGATGCAAATAACAATTTGATTCATTATAAGGATTCTAATGGTTTAGAATATTGGCAAGAATACGATTCCAATAACAATTTGATTCATTATAAGAATTCTTATGGTTCTGAAGAATGGCAAGAATGGGATTCAAATAACAATTTGATTCATTATAAGAATTCTTATGGTTCTGAATGGTTTGTCACGATTGATTAAACACTAATATATAATAGAGCATATGAAAGCGACATTCAAATCGACCTATACAAAGTTTAATAAATATAATGGCATCGTCACAGTCATTAGTGAACTTTGCGATGATGAATATGATAAGGAAGAAGTCGGTCAAATGTGGTTATGTATTTCCAATGGAGAAATATTTAAAGTGTTTGATGATGAGTTGACATTCATCGATTGATTTTATTATGGAGGGTGTTCTGCCAAGAGTCTTCTAAACTCTCGACATTAAAGGGGCAGCAGGAAGTCAAAGTGTTCAAGTCACTCACTCTCCACCATTTCCACAATCTTAAATCCTCTCATGGTTGAAAGCATTAGAAATAATGTAAGAGTTGAATAAAGTGTTGCCTACAACTTCTCGGTGAAACATAAGAAAACGGAAAAGAAGAAAAAACTTAACACGAAGATAGGGGCGAGGACGACCTATCAAATTTCTAAATAATATTATAATTGCCCATGCATGAATGCTTGGAATGATTATGTGTTAAACACTAATTCATAATATTAATATGAATAAACTAATCAAACTACCAGATGGCCCTTATATCAGAGCTGATCAAATCATTCAAATTAGTGAACCATTCCAAGATATGAGGCAATGGTGTTATTCTATTGGATATAAGTCCGAGATCAATGATAATGATGTGATATATCATGTGGTCCGATTTAACGTGAACATGCAACGTGAGATACAAGCATTTTCGATGATCGATTCTTTCGTTAAAAGCATTAATTCATTATAATCGAAAAAATCTGAAATCGCATATATTATATATAATATATTACAAAATATCTCGACGGTGAACTACCTCTGGGCTGAAGACCCAAAGGCTTCGATTTAAAAATCTTTCGACCTTAAATCTCATTTTAAACGCTTCATTGAGATTAGTTTCAACAGCAATATTACTATGACCATCCAGAGCTTTTCCCTCCACGTTCGTAAAACGCCGTTCCGGCGAGTGAATGATATGGACCTCATTCGGGTCACTATTATTTAGTCTTTTGGTTATAACTTTTTATAAAAAATCTAAAATTGTTTTGTTCGAGCCATCCCCTAGGCTAAAGACCTAGGGGTTTTGGTCTCACCGTTTAGATAAAAATCCCGATATCAAAAATCTTATAAGATTCGATTCATCAATGAATTTTTAAAAGGTCAACTTTCTATTTAAAAAAAATGAATAATAAACTCACAGAAGCAATCTTCACTGCCGAATCGGTTGCACACCTCAGAGGATATGAATGGGAAATCTTACCGGTCACAGATGCTATCACTCAAATGAGTAGAGCCATTGATGCTTATCTCGATCCATCTGTCGATAAAGAGATATCGCATAAAATGTTGGTGGATGCTTCCATCTCGGAGGGGATTAGGTTCAAATAATTTAAAAATATAATTAAACACTAATATATAATAACTATATGAAAGGCTTCAAAGCAACTTATAATATGAAATGTAAAGAACTCACTTATGAAGTGGGTAAAACATATAGTATTAGTAATATTGAAATCTGTAATCATGGATTACATTACTGTAAGAATATGAAAGATGTTCTTGGGTTTTATCCTTATACTAAAGATTTCGTCCTATTGGAAATTGAAGATTTAGGTAATACAATTACAAAGGGCAACAAATCAGTAACTAACAAATTTAAAGTTATTAGAGTTATTCCTAAAGAAGAATATACTTTCGATATTCCTATTGAGGAATACGATGCCAATAACAATTTAATTCAT